CTACGCGACGAACCTCAAGACTTTAGATTTTTTGTCGTGTGCCGTAAATGTACCATTAAATTCCACTTTGTTTGCGTGTTCAAGTAAGTGATCTGCGTTGAGATGGGCGTACTTCTTAACCATTTCTAGTGTTTCCCAGCCACCAAGCTCTTTTAATGTAAAGAGTGGCGTACCTGCTTGTACATGCCAGCTTGCCCAAGTGTGTCTAAGATCGTGAAAATGAAAATCAACTAAAAAACATTTTTTCGCTGCAAGCATGAAAGATTTTCTGTTAATATCATTTAGTCTGTTATTATGTCTGCCGACAAAAACGTACTTAGAGTGTTTGCCTTTTTGACTTTTTAACAGTCTTATAGCTTCTTCGTTTAATAGTAGCGATCTTGCTTTACCTGATTTTGCAACGTCATTTGAAACAATCGCCACTTTCCTCTCGAAGTCGATCTTATCCCATGTCATTGAAAGTATCTCTGTTCTTCTTGCTCCAGTCATTAATGCAAAAGAACAGATGACTTTCATCCAATCAGTGCGAATATTATCAATCAAAGATCTAGCTTGCTCTTTAGTAATCCAACGCACACGAATTGGCGGCTCTTTCTTCTTCGGTAAATAAAGAATTTTCTCAATATATCCAGCTTTATGCGCAAGATTTAATATCATCGCAATAGATTGCCTGTATTTGTTTTGGGTAGAATTGCTTAATACTTCACCTGTTCTCATATTTTTTGTCGGAATATGAGAAACAATCTCTTGAGTAGTCAAAGAATTTAACTCTCTTCCAGCAAATATTTCACGCCAATAAATTGCATGGCGTTTTTTTGTGACAACATCTTTCTGTCCTTCTGCTGATTTTAAATACTGCAACAATGCATCTTCAAACAAATAAGTCGGTTTTTTCTCGAGCTTGTCAATGTTCCACATTTCAGCTCTTAACTTGTCGTGATATTCTTGTGCTTGTTTTTTTACATACGATCCAGAAGATCGTCTAATTCTTTTACCGTTTGGCGATGAGATATCAACCCACCACGGGCCATCTCCTTTTCTTTTGTAGATCGACATAAAATCTCCTTATCATCGACCGACAAAGCCAATCGATTATTATTATTAGACCATTCTTTATGCTTAGCAAGATCTGATTCAAGTATTCGCCAACCACGACAACCTTTCATTTTAAAGAAGTTCCAGTTATAGATTTGATTTCTTACCGCTGAAACACTCATATTCAATCTATCTGCAACCTCTTTTATAGTGAGTGCTTTTTCCATTTTTAGATCTCTAAAATAAAAAAAAACCGCTACCGCGGTCTTACTATATCTGGAACTTCAACTATCATTAGTTGTTTCTTGTCTAATCTTTTGTATTTAATGCTTTTTCTAAGTCAAATGCTTTCATTTTTTACTCTCCAGCTTGCTCATCAATAAGCTCATCAATCCATTCTCGAATTTCAGATTGGAAATTTTCTAACGAATTATTTTCATTAAAATAATCTGCTTCTTTTAACTTACTCACCGCTGTTTTACTAAAGCATTTATAAAAAAGACGCTTTTCTTCAAACAAATCATCTTTTGAGATTGCGCATACTTTTCCTACGCCCTCTATACTTTTGTCTTGAATAAAACTATTAAAAAGAACCTCTTCTTGCTGCTTGTTTTCTACTAAAATAGAAATCGTATATTTTTTTGGATATTCCATTTTTAATCCTTTCTTTTAGATAACAAAAAACCGCACAAAAGTGCGGTCGGTTTTCTTATGCTGCTTGCTGTAATTCAAATATTTTTGCGAGTTTTGTCAGCCCTTTTGCAGTTATTAATACACGCTCACAAACTTTTTCTGTGCCATCATCACGCATTGCTACATGGATTTTATGTTCAAGTAATAGTTGTTGTAGTTTATCTTGATAAGCAATCCAATTAGAGTTACCAGGTCGTTTATAGATCCACTTTTGTGATGATAGGAAATCAAACAGAAATTTTGGTTTGATACCTAAGTGTTTAGCAGAATCAGTAATACACATTGATCCCTCTACTTTAGTAGCTATGCGATCGAAAGCTGCCACAGTCGGTTTCATTTCTTCGACTTTATGCTCTAATACCAGAACTTTTTCAGTATAATTGTCTAGTAATCCACGTAAAGTTCGAGGGTCATTGAGCATTTGTATTGGATCAAGTGGTTGTCGGATTTGATTTTCTAATTCTTGCCAACGATCAACAAGTCGAGCGGTAAACTCAGGACAAAGTTGAGCAACAACAATAATTGAATCTCGCTTACCTTGTTCGCCAGAAAATATATATTCTAGGCTTGGACGCCCTTTTGTTGGCTTTTCCTCAATTTGAGGTAAAGTTATAACTCCTTTGTCCGCGAGGGTTTCAATAGTTCTTCTCACATTATCGTGGCGAACATCTACAAGTTCCGCAATTTCACGACTGCTCATAGTTAAATTTTCATTATTGAATGTAATTAATGTGTTCATATAAAAATTCCTATTGTTTTGCATTAGAAATGTGGTGGTCAGTTTGAGAGACGAGATCTAAAGCTGCCCAGAGCGTACCAGTAATAACCTGTTGAGATGATGCAAATCCACACGAGAGATCGTTTCCATCATTCAAAACAATTTGGATAAGTGATTTGGCTTGTTCGGTAAGTTTGTTGATTTCGTCTATCGTGTCGATGGATAGACTTCTAAAGGAATTGATATTTGACATATTTTTGTACCTTGCGTTTTAGTTTAGTTAGTCGATCACTTAGTGGGTGATCGGGCTTCAACTACCAACGCAAGCTGGCGGAGCTTATTTCCACAAGGGTATTGTATTAGGCTCTCTCGACCCGATCATAATTGATCGCTACCTAAATTTTAGGTACAAAAAAACCGCTAATTGTCGGGTGCGGATGACCGCTTGCGTTGTATAGTGCGGTTATCTTATCCGTTATTGGCGGTTTTTGTCAAATTTAATTTTCTTTTGTGTGCCCTTTGCTATCAAAGGAAAAGGGTAAATCCAATTGTCCACTTTGACGTAATTTCAGCTTTTGGAAGTTATTCCACATTTCTTTCATATTATCGGAAAGCTGAAAGAGGGTGACAATTTGATTTATTTGTGCTGTTAAATGTGGACTACCAATATCATCTGTTAAAAGTTGATGGTAACGTGCTGTACTGTTCCCACTTTCACTTTTTGGAATGTTGTTTCTTAACTCTTCTAATACGCCTTTTGGTAATTGTTCATAAATCAGTTTATTTGTCCAAGTGCCTACAACACCAGGTCGTTTTTGTATGCCTTTAACAGTATAATCCCAACCATTTAAGCGGAATAACTCTTTGTAAAAAATATCAGGGAAACGTTTTTGCCAAGGTAAAAGTTCTTCGCTAATATATTTCCGTAAGATTTGTTGAAGTTCGTCTTTCTCACGTTCATATTGATAACCTGTTGCCTCATCAACTAGAGCGGTGATACCAACTTTGGCAAAAGCTCGGATGAGAATTTCACATTGTTCAGCAATAATAGTTTGGCGTGGAGAAAGTGAGATGTGTTTTCTAGCTTCTAGGAAAGCGTCGCACAAATCGGCAAGAAGGGTTGCTTCATAGCCATTGATTTTTTGTGTACCGCGATAGCAGATAATCGGGCTGAAGTGGTCCAGCTCTCTATCCTTATAAATAAAGGGTTCAAGCGTTTTTTGAGTCAAATATCGCTGTAATCTTGTCCCGGCACTTTGTTTACCTTCTTCAACATCAACAATCTTTAATGCTTCTTGCATTTTACGTCCTGAAAGAACCCGAGTGCCATCATCAAGGACGTAACAAGGAATATCCACTCCTGCTAAATCTAAAACCCCTTCATAAAGAATTTCTCGCTTTGCCATATAATCTCCTATTTGCAGATACAAAAAAAGCCGTTCAAAACGGCTTGTAGTGCGGTTATCTTAATCCGAAAGAGAGTGGTTTGTCAAATAAACATTGTTGCGGTTATTCTGTGTATTTATTTAAAATATTACTTATAGTTTCAGCATCTTCTAATGTTAATTTAGAATAGCTTGAGGTCATTTTTCCTTTAACGGCAATCCTCAATTCTTCCAGCTTTAAGCTATACAAGTAGTCTTTTTTATCTTTATAAATACGACCGTACACCATTCCGGATAATTTACCTTCTTCATACCCATTAGATAAATTGATCTTTCTATCTCGACCGCGCACTCTAATTGTTAAATATTTTCTTCCAATTTTTAAGACTTCAGCCTCATGTTCAATGTTTGAGCGCATGAGTGTTTCTAAAAAATATACGGTATCGCCAACTTTAAGATTTTTAATCCAATCTTTATTCATAAATACCCTCATACTTTCGGTGGCAGTGGAAGTGGGCGCCAGTGTGTTACTTGGAAAAGTTTACTCCCCATATTAAACTCTCCGTCAATAAATTCAGATAAAGTAATTGATTGAAAATCTCTAATCTTGTTTTTGAAATATACAAGTACTCTTTCATCCGCTTGTGGCAATCTATCTGAACACGCAATCCAGCCGTTGTTTTTTTGAAATTCCACAATCTCTGGCAGTTCAACCATGCAATCAATTCCGTCATACAGACCAGACTGTTTTTCCTCTTCGTTTAAATCTCTAGTTTTAGATTCAGCTTTACCAAGAACAACACCATATATCGCATGACTTATGCGATCTTCATAACATTGCATATCTTGACCATCAGCACATTGTTGATGAAATTCTTCAGCGAAGTTCAAGCACTCTTCTTTAGCTTCTTCTTCAGTTTTGTAAAATGAAATGCTGTTTTCATCATAAACATTTACTGCGAAGTATTTATTTTCTGTTTCTGTCATAACCCACCTCAATTGTAGCTAGTAAGTAATAGTGTTGGAAAACTTACGCAATCTTCTAATAATTGCTTGCTGACTCGCAACATACTGCCAGTGTTTGACTTTTTTTCTCAAAGAGAAAGGATTAAATCCGAGTTTCATACCATTACCCCTACAAAACGCATAACATTGTTAAATGGTTGTGATTTAAAAGCGTTATCCCACAGTTCACTGAACTTGATTTTTAATAATTCTTCGGCTTCTTTCGGTGTGTAGCGCGGAACTTTTAAACAGTTGATTGGTTCGATATTTTTTAATTGTGGCCACACGCTTTTATCTGAAAGTAATGTGTTTTTTTCCATCAGCAAAGCGACTAAATCGACGTGTTTAATCTGCTTGATTTCTTCTTCTGTAAGTGTTGGCAACATATAGCGATGCTCAACAAGTTTCTCGAATTTTGCTTCTAGCGCGCAAAAATCAGGACACACTTTCTTGAGCGGTGTCGGAATATCTTTTACATACGCTTCATGAAAATCATGCATTAGCACGCGTAACTGCATATACGGTGAATAATCAAGATACTGAGCGATCTCAGTACAAAAAAGAGAATGACTTGCTACGCTATACGCTTCGCTCGCTTGACCCATAAAGCGATTTTCTAAGCTGAGATGATGCGCAATGTCTGTAATATTAATTTCGTTAAAATCGGGATTCTTATAGTCAATATACTTTCCCGAGTAAGTGTGAATCCACGCCATTTATTATTATTTCCTATAAAAAGCCCGCAAATAGCGGGCATATAAGGTTATTAAGAAAGAGATGCTTCAAAGAAATCTACTTTCTCAATGTTCTTTTGAAGATTTTCAATACTTGTATTAAAAGCATCTTCAATGACTTTTTCAGGATTGATTAATTCATACCAAAGCGACAAACGCGCATCGCGGATTCGATAGCGGATTTTTGCTTTAACTTGATAATAATCGCCGTTATGAAACGGTTGGATCCCAAGTACAATCTCTTCCGGCAAGCGTGTTTTTCCACCACTATTTTCATCTGTATAGGTAAAAGATAAAGTGCCATCGTTTAAGCGGTGAACTGATTTGAACTCTGACTTGCGAGTTTCTTCAAATGCAAGAACCATCGATAATAATTCCGCGCCGCTCACTATGTTCCCATCTGCCGCAATTGTGTGGATGTTGCGTTCAAGGAATGCACCGAACTCAATTTGCCCCATGGCTTCTTTGTTGTTATCTTCCCAAGACTGCCAGTCTTTAGATTTTTTAAACTGATAATTCGCAACGTGATCGCCCCATTTCGGATCGTTCGGCGAGCTGTGATAGTCAAAAACCGCTTTTGCTTCCAATTTTTCCAGATCGTAGAAAATTGAAGTGCCGTCAATTTTGAATTTATTCACATATTCAATGAACGACTTTTCAGAACTTACTGAAACTTTAGTTCGGATTCTGCTAGGATTTTCTTGTAAGCTTTCTAACGATTTAACATCGAAATTTTCTTCAAGAATAATCGACGGAATGTGTGAATGTAATGCTTTGCCGTTTGCTAGAATTTTTGCAATTTCATTTACTGCTTTTTCCATTTTTAAGTTTCCTCTAGAGTTAAAAAAGCCCAGTTTTTAAGCTGGGCGGTGGGTTAAAATCGGTTATTTAATTAAGCTGTTTTAAGCACTTTCAATTGACCGGCTGGTTTTTCTTCTACTGTTTTCAAATCCATTTTGATTTGATTTGGGTCATCAAACAAAACGTCACCGTCAGCAGTCGAGAACACAATACTTTCTTCACGATCAAGCTCTGGAATTTTGCTAGAAACCATTGGTGTGATTTTGATTTGATTTTCTGTGCGAGTATTTAACATTGAGATTTTCAAGTTAAGTGTTACAGAACCTTGTTTACGTGTATCGCGCACCGCTTTGATAACATTAGCAAGAACTTCTGTTAGTTCGTCGTTTAGTTCACCACGATTTAATTGTGATAACGTTGTCGAGAATTGGGTTTGTTTACTCATTTTTGATTTCTCCAGTTTTTTAGTTAATAAAAAAGCCACTCGTTAAAGTGGCTGTTGTTCTGTATATGTAACTCAGAACGGGATATTATCCTCTTCAAAGTTATCTGCTTGCTGCACTGGCTTTCCAGCTTTCGCATTCGCATAAGCGTTGTTTTGCGGTGCTTGTGCGTTAGCTTGTGCTTGTGAATCTTGGCGACTGTCTAACATCTGCAATACGTCGCCTTGGATTTCAGTGGTGTAGCGGTCTTGCCCGTTTTGGTCTTGCCATTTACGAGTTCTTAAACGCCCTTCCACATACACTTTCGATCCTTTTTTGAGATACTGACCGCAAATTTCTGCTTGGCGACGATAGAACACGATAGAATGCCATTCAGTTTGTGTTTTTCGTTCGCCAGTATTTTTGTCGATCCAGCTTTCACTGGTTGCGACGCTGATTTTTGCAACAGGGTCGCCATTTGGCATTGTGCGGATTTCAGGATCGCTTCCTAAATTTCCTAAAATAATTACACGATTAACCCCAGCCATTACATAGCCTCCTGAATAAGTTGTTGATAATAAGCTTGAGCTTTTGGAATGCGTTCTTTTATTCTTTCAATAACCTTTTCATCACGCTTTACCACAACCGTTGTAATGCGTTTCTGCTGCGGTATTTGTTCAACTAAATCAACAAATTTTTCTGCATTCTCATAGCTCTTAATTAGGTCTAATGGAGTGGGAAGTAGAATGAAGTCTATTTGTGCTTCTTCACAGTCCCACAGCCACATATAACCTTGCATTTGAATGTCGTAGCCGGCTTTTTTGGCTTTGTCTTCGGCTTCATCAATGAAAAAAGGGTGTGAGCCAATATCCCAAGAACATTTTGTATCAATGATTAAACGACGAGAGGGAATGTAAACATCACATTCCCCCGTAATTAAGTCATTCTCTCTTCGTTCGGTGTTCTTTTTAAGCGGTAAACCTCGTCTTAGTCCACTTAGCTTGATTGCCTGATCTTCAAGGTTGTTCCCTTTTTGAGTGTATTTATTACCCTCAAAGGATTCATAACCAAACAGATCGAACTTCACAATCTCACGCACCGCACTTTTTGCTGTTTCTGTGATTTTACCAGCTTCTTTATCAGCCTTTGTTTTAGGCTCGCCAATCAAGCGGTGGAGCATTGAACATCTAACTTTAAGATTGTACATTTCCGTTTCGTTCATTTTCTATTTGCTCCAATTCGTCATACTGTGCGGATGAGAAATCAAACCCTGCATCGCACAATTCTTGTAATGTTGTTTCACCGTTAATGATGTTTTGCTTACATTGCTCAAACTGTTCATTGCTGACTTTTAAATCTGTGAATTCTGCATCTTGGATATTGGCATTATCTACATAGTTAAATTCGCCTTTTTCGACATCTTTAACAACGGCTTGATCTGCCAATACTGCCTTTTGAATTTCGACAGATAAAGGGGCTTGTTTTGATAGCAATAACTTCATAACTGTTTTTAGTGCCATGGCTTCAAAGTTATCCGCCCAAACGCTTGTCGCCCATTGCCCTTGCTCTTTCTTCTGCAAGTATGTTCGGTAAGTTTGACTATACCGCTTAGCATGTTCATTGACTTCTTCAGTCGTCATATAAATTTCGGCAGTAAACTCATTCAACAGCTTGAAATAAGCATAATAACCAATTGGAACTTCACCATTTGCTGGCTTTTTGCTCCAGTCAAACTCATAACCATTAATTGGATCTTCTGCAATAAGCTGTTCTTTATAGATAGGTACTGCAACAAATCGTTTAAATTGTCCTGAACGCTGTGCAAGTTGAATCAAACCTTTATAGCCAATCTGAAATTGTGCTTCGTATTTCTTCGTTTTATTGTTTTTGTATGGAACGATATAGGCAAACCCTAGACCATTTTGAAGTGGTAAATTTAGCGTTGCCGCCATGCAAGCGGCGTTAAAAATCGTCATTGGGTCGGCATCTTTTAATAAAGAATTGCTATTCACAATCTGAAGAACGCTAGTCGAAAATGCCGCGGCGTTTTTGTTAAGTAATTCTTGGATTTTTTGCTTAACTGCTGGCTTTTCGAAAAAATCTTTTACGCTAGGTAATTTATTTTGTTGTGTTGCAACTTGTGCCATTTTAATAATCCTCTTTCTGATAGTATTTATCTTCAACAACAATACGCTTAATATATTCATCTCTAATCTTGAGATAATCAGAACCACTTCCGATTGCTAACCAAAAATTATCATCACTGGACAATTGCTCGGCTAAGCAATAAAATTCGCAAGTGTTACCAAGTTTTACTTGATCTTCAAAGTGCGCTATTTGCTGTTCTTCTAATGTTTCGCGATCGCATATTTCATCAAGTATTGCAACATCTCGCATATCGACCGCTCTTGCTAATTGTGAATCTGTTATTTTCATCTGCTCAATCCGTCAAATGTAAAATTGTCTTGCTGGCTTACAGGATGCATTTAAAAACTCCTCTCTGCTTTTCTGTCTAAGTTTTATTGCTGTTTCGCATAAACACTCACTAGCAAAATTGCGCTGCCAGCCTGTTTTGTTTTCTTGGTTTTTGCCAATACGCTCAATAACAACAAGCCCCAGTCCTTTTGGATGGGGTTCGATAGAGTAGGAGAGCGTTTTATCGCCTTTCTTTCTGACGCGTGCCAT